AGTTGTGCGCCCCAAGCGTGAACGCTAACGGTATTATCAGCGGTGCTTCCTCCGATGTTAATGAACTGCCAAAACCCCGAATTTGATGGGGCTGTTTCTGTTTTGCTATAACGAACCCAATTAGCGGTGAGTGTAATTACTAAAGCCGCGCCTTGAGCGACATTACGAATACCGATTTGCTTACCAACATCACCAGAAGTCGCTGCTTTTAGATATACACTTTGCGTATAAACTGTCCCACTTACGACTGTTGGCTGTTGTGTTAGCGTTGACCTATCGTTGGAAGTGTTGCCTGCGCCCCTATTAAAAACAATCAAATCTGCCGTTGTATTCCCGTCAGGAGCGATTGCCGCATTTGTGGTGATTGCGGCGTTAACGCCTGTACCTTGTTGTCCTGCAACCCAAGTCGTGCTAAAATCCTCGCTCTGCAAGCAAATGTTCGTCCCCGCAGGCTCCACCAAAAGAGCAGGACATCCCGTAACGCCGCCGCTGGTGAAGTAGTCCAAGCGGGGGATGCCGCTGGCTACGGATGCAACCAAGCCAGCAGAATCAAACCGCCGTGCCGCCGTGTTGCGGGTAACGGTGAAGTCCCCCGCTCCGCTGGTTGGGATTTGGGAGTATAGTTTCCCCGTCTTGAATCGGGCGGGGACTATCAATAAGGAAGGCGTGGGCATTCTTAGAAGTTAAATAGAATAGCAAATCGGGCTTGCAGGCAACCGCTGACGGCGGCCTCTGCCGCTGCTGCCCCGTCGGTCGTAGCACGGGCGTTGAAGGCATCCCATGCCGCAGCCGCAAGGCCACCTTGCAGCATATTGGTCGGATAGCCGTAGCCGTAGCCTATCAGCATGGTTAGAGGAAGGTGTAACCGATGACGCTACCCACCGATGGAGTGACAGCCGTAATCTTGCCGCCGTTCCTTCCGCTGATAACTATTCCAGCGGACACGGACTTGCCGCTCAACGAGTAAGCGGTCAGCAGGTCTTCCCCTCCCGAACCCGTCAAGGTCGTGAAGGTTGCGGCGGCATTCACCACGATGAAGTCAAATACTTGGCCCGATACAGCAGCGTCCACGAATCGCATGGAACCGCCCTGTCCGAGCATTTGTTGAAGAATAGGAGTAGGCATTTTGTTTGGTTGCTTTAGGGTAAATGTAGGTTAGGTCGGAATTTCACAAATGCTGTGGCTATACGGGAGTTGGAACGACAAGGTTGCCACCCACCCCGCCGTGCGGTCGTCACGGCTCTCTACGAACCTCGTCAAGGACACGCTGGTACTTAGGGTCCACTCTTGCGTCGGGTCGTTTGTAAGGGCTGAAATGAAGTCCTGTGCGATTTGCAGTTGGTCGCTCAAAACCTCGTCTTCGTTGTCCTGCCAACCGAGCGTCGGACTGCCCGAAACCACGCCGCCCATCGTGGCAATGGATTCGACACGGTCAGAAAAATAGACACCGACCACAAGAGCCAAACTGCCCAAGTCCGTGCTTGCTGACTGAACATCCGCAAAGACGAGCGGATAGACGATGCGCTCACGGCTTGGGGTTCGCAGGTTGATGGTGTTGTCGGTCCCTATTGCAAGAGGGTCGCCCGTCCCGAAGGAGTTTACCTGCGGGTGAGCATTTGCAAGCGCAAGGAGTGCCTGCTTGATTTTTATCCATGACATAAGCCTGTAATTTCAGTATATTTTTTGAGTGCGCTCCCATTGATTTCAGCAGTTGTTGCAGTAGGGGTCGTAGGGCCATGGCCTGTCAAGTCCAGCACCACGGCGGAGGGTCCGAGCATCCAAGGCCATCCCCGTGTTGTAATTGGTCCCATTGGGGTAGATGGTGTCCAAGGCCGATGGCGGAGAGTTGAATAGCGGATAGTTGGCCTTCTGCTCCATGAGGTAGCGGGTAATGCGCTCGGAATACCACTCCGCATCGTTCTTCACTTTGTCGGTGAGGCGGGTGATTTCGTCCATGCTCATTTGGGAACTTTCCTCGCTGGTACGACGGACCATTCCCTTGTTCATGTACTTGAACGCCAAGACCATCGGAAGTTCGTAGTAGAGCCATTGCACCATAGCGGGTTGGATGTAATCCTCCAAGAGCGTTGTGTTGAGTGCCGTGGTCGTACCGCTCACCACCTGCCCCACCATTTCGCTATAAAGAGCAGACCCAACGATAGGCTGAATCCGCATCTCCTGCACCTTTACAATCGTAGGCCGTATTTGCGTAAAGGAAACATTCTCGTTGATTACGGAATTGTCCAGCAGGGTTTGTTCGCTGATAAAGAGTGCCTTCATGCTTTTGAAATTTTGTTGCCCTTACGGATGACGAGTTGCTGCTCCCATACATGGCGGCATTGCGGTCTGTTCACTCCGCTGGCCGTGTGATACCATCCGCCTCTGCGATTCCATACGGAGTAGCCCATGATGTTGGAGATGCCATTGATGTCGTCCCGTGTGTAAACCTTCCCTTGGTCAGCGAGGTCCAGCATCACCTTGCAGAACTCACGGCTGGTCCGTTTGTCCTTGTTGCTGAAACCTGCGGCCCAAGAGTATTTGTAGCGGACTTCAAGCACGGGTTCGGCCGTTGGCTTGGCTCCTTCCTTGGCGATTTGGTCCACGGCACGGGCGATGGGGTAACGGTCCTTAGTAATCAAGTAAGCGACCCGCTTGGCGACCTTCGCTTTGCTGACCCCGAACTCCTTGGCCATTTCTTCCACGCTTGCGTCCCGATTCTTCTTGCGGTACTTTTCAATTTTCTCGTCGAGTTCTTTTTCTTCCTCGCCCAGTTCGGCGAAGGCTTGACGCACCTGGTCGTCCAAGTCGGCATCAAACCGCATGGGCTTGGAGTGCATGACAACATACTCGTCCGAACTGCTCCCAAACTTACTTGCGACCACCTCCAAGACCTTAAACTCTTCGTCCCCCCATCCGTAGTCCTCGGTGTCTTCTTCGCCCCATTGGGGTTCGCTGAAGGCTTGCTCCTGCACGCCCAATAAGGTGTTCACTTCTTCGGGGGTTAGACCGAAACCAGCGGACAACATGGTGCGGGCCATCTCCAAGGTAATTTTTTCCTGCGCATAATGGCGGACGATTCGCATGAGGTTTTGGTACTCACGGCCCGACAATTTCTTGATGTTGTCGTTGCTTAGTTGTGCAGGTGTTTGTGGAACCTCGTCGGGTTGGGGATTCGGACCCACCACATCGGCGGGTTGTTTCTCCAACGCAGGGAGGCCCGCTTTTTCCCGCAGTTCTTCGGGGGTCATAATGGTCAGCAGGGCTTGCTCGGATAGTCGCTCGGTGATGGGTTCCACGGGAATCAGTTCCATCCCCTCCACGCCATTGAACGACCCCAAGTAATTCATCATCCGCTCCACCTTCCGCACTCGGTCGTTCACATAGGTAGCCTTGAATAATTCGTACGCCTCCACCAGTTCCTGCCGTCCTCCCAGTTGGCCTTCGGTCTTTACTCCAAAGAGCATCGGGTTCACGACACGGTGCGAGATGAAGATTTCGGACTGGATGGCCTTGTTGAGAATCTCGAACTGCTTGTCCATATCGGACGGGGTGAGCGGTTCCAAGGTAGGAGCCTTGGATACATCGTCGTTGAAGGTCACCACAAAGCGACCAGCGTTGTCGGTCCCGCTGAACTTGCGCTTGATTTGACGCTCAATGTCGCCCTGTTCTTCGGGCGTTGGGATTCCGTTGTTGAAGTTTATCAAGTACCCGCCCCAAAAGTTGTTCCGCAAGTTGTTGTTGTGGAAATTAGCCACCTGCACATCCGCTTCAATCCAAGCCAAGCCTCCCATGTATTCGGGTAAAGGATAGGACTTCACGCCAGCGGCATAGACCCTGTAATAGAACAACTGCTTGCCTATTCGGTTGTCTGCATCAAAGGCGGGGATTTTCTCTACATCCCCGATTTTGGGGTATAGTTGGACCATTGCATCGTCGTACCAATCGGCCACTTGGAACATCCGCTCGTCCTTGTCCACACGAATCTTTTCAAACGGGATGTGTTCCATCTTGGCGATGGTTCCCATTTTGTTCCAAGTAACCGCAACGGCAAACCCGTTGAATAGTTCCAAATCAAGGACGAGTTTTTCGGTGATGTCGTTGAGGTCGTCGTGTTCGGATAGTCCGTCAAAGAACTTGGCGTAGCGGGCCTGCTGCTCCACGGTCATCTTCTCACCTGGTTGCCATCCACCGCCGACGATGTAGTTCACTTTGCCGTTGACGATAGCGTTGTGCTTTGAACTGCGGCGGTAGTTGTCCAGCAGATAGTATGGGTACTCGTTGAACGCCCCGTAGGTGATGTATTTGCCCGCCTTGTTTTCAAGCATGACGGGGACTTTGTGTTCAATCCCAAGCCATTGGGTGAATGATTGCTTTATACTCATAGCGTGTGTACGGTAAAGTTGAGGGCCGAAATCGTGATAGCACCGCCATCGCTCACGGCGTTGATGTAGATGGTAAATTCATCATTGACTGCACCTTGCAGGATGGCTTCAAGGGTCACCGCATGGCCGTTGTTGTGGCCCGTGGTGATGTCAGTCATGGACTGCGGAATGATAGTTCCGTTCTTGGCGATGTAGATGATGATTTGGTTGCCGTTCCCTTGCGAGAATACCATGCTTGCCGACACCCGCAAGGACGCATTGGTTGTACCTGTGTAGGTGATGGCGGTGGTGGTCCGTGAGAAATTGTAGGTCGTCAGCAGTCCCGATTTCAGCGGGGTTGTTAACTTGACGGCCTGACCTTGGGTCGGGGTGAAGTTCTTGGATTCGTCAAGGTACAGGTTCGCCACGCCCCGCTCTCGGTCCAAGGTAGCGGTGTCTGCGAGGTCGTCGAATAGTCCACCGACACGGGCGGCGGTGTTCGCTCCTGCAGCGGTTTCGGCGGCAATGGTCAGGGCCGAAGCCTGCAACTGGGTTCTCGTTTGTACGCTCATGCGAAAGAGGGGTCAAAGGTGGAATCAAACACTCGCTCATCGGACGAACCGAAGACGGTGTACTGGATGGAATTGGCGAAGGTGTTGAAGGTCAGCGAAACTACCTGTACATACGCCAAGCCCGTTTCAACCACCGCAACGGCTGCACCAACCGTGGAAGAGGTATCGTAAACCTCATACTTATACGACCCCGTTTCAAGAGAGCCGACAACGATGGAAAACTTGTCATAGCGGTTCGTGTAGGAAGACTCCT